AATTTAGACGAAGCCTTTGCAGAGCAATGGCAAGAAACTTACGGATAGGAAACTAATGGCATTAACAATTGAACAGATAGCGGCACGAGTACAATCGTTACGTTATCGAAACAGTGAGAGAGATGCCCGTAATCTTGACGTGCTTGCTGTTCGTAAAGGTAAAATCTCTGAAGTCTATCCTGACTTCTTTCCAGATGGTGTAGATGCTAATGTCGTTGCAAATTTTATTGATATCGTTGCCAGGGACCTTTCTGAGGTTATGGCGCCTCTTCCAGCGGTTAACTGCTCAGCCGCTAATCAAGTCAGTGACCGTGCTCGTACTTTTGCCGATAAGCGTACTCGTATTGCTAGCAATTATTTTTCGAACTCTGACCTATCGGTCCAGATGTACTCAGGAGCGGACTGGTATTTAACTTACGGTTTTATCCCATTCATTGTAGAACTTGATGAGGAAGCAAAACTTCCTAGAATCCGTATTGAGAATCCAATCGGAGCATACCCAGAGTTTGACCGTTATGGTCGCTGCGTAGCATTTGCTAAGAGATATACACTTACATTAGGTGAGTTAGTAAGCCAGTTCCCAGAGTATGATAACATACTACTTGGCGGAATGGGCTATAAGCAAGACCTAAATGGTCAGATTGAAATGATTCGTTATTACGATAAAGACCAATCTGTAGTCTATGTTCCAGCAAGAGATAATTTAATATTATCACAAGCCAAGAATCCTCTTGGTAAGATGATGGTAATTGTAGCACGTAAACCATCTATCGACAATGAGTTGCGTGGACAATTTGACGACGTACTTGGAATTCAGTTACTTCGCAACCGTTTCGCCTTATTGGCAATGGAAGCAGCGGAGAAATCAGTACAGGCACCTATTGTACTTCCACAAGATGTACAAGAACTACAGTTGGGTGGCGATGCGGTTATCCGTACTGCCAACCCAGCAGGTGTTCGTCGAGTAGAACTTACACTACCACAAGGCGCATTTACAGAACAACAGTTACTTAATCAAGAACTTAGAGTTGGTGCTCGTTATCCAGAATCACGCACTGGAAACATTGATGCATCTATTGTTACTGGTCAAGGTGTACAGGCTCTTATGGGAGCATTTGATACACAGGTTAAATCAGCCCAAGCAATCTTTGCTGCTGCACTTCGTGATGTAATTAGCGTATGTTTTGAAGTTGATGAATCAATCTACCCAGAAGAGAAAACAATTCGTGGTGTTGATTCTGGCTCACCTTATGAAATTACATATAAGCCAACCAAAGATATTAAGGGTGATTACTCAGCAGATGTTCGTTATGGAATGCTTGCTGGACTCAATCCAGCCCAAGGTCTTATCTTTATGCTACAAGCACTTGGAGGCAAGTTAATCTCTAAAGATATGGCTATGCGTGAGTTACCATTTACAGTTAACGTAACTCAAGAATTAGAGAAGATTGAAATTGAAGATATGAGAGCCGCATTACTTGGCTCATTAACTGCTTATACACAGGCAATACCACAGATGGCTACACAGGGACAAGACGCTTCTGATGTTGTTAGAAAGATTGCTGCGGTAATCAAGGCTCGCCAAAAGGGACAAGCATTAGAAGATGCTATTGAGGCTACCTTTGCACCGCAACAACAAGTCCCTCCTGCTGGTGCCTCTAATTTTATTGCCACCTGAGCAACCACCAGACATTCAAACAATTCTTTCAAGTTTAACATCAGGCGGTAAAGCAGGCGGAAGAGTAGTAACAAGAAGTTAACTAAGTGGGGGACAATGACAACAATTATAGGAATAGAACATAAAGACCGCTGTTTCATAGTTGCTGATAGTCAAACTACTGATGCTGATGGTAGAATTTATTCTCATCCTGAGGTTAAAAAGATTTCTGAAAATGGAATGTTTTTAATTGCTGGTTCTGGAGAAACACTTCCTTGCGATATTGCACAACATATCTGGGAGCCACCAGTTCCAACTAAGCAAGATAGAGAAGACTTATATCACTTTATGATTGTAAAGGCTATGCCTTCTCTTAGAAAGTGTATGGCAGATAATGGCTATAACTTTGATGAAGATACAAAAGAAAATAGATTTCAATTTATTATGGCTGTTGGTGGAGAGATATTTGATGTCGACCAAGAGTTATCAATAAGCAAATCTGCAGATGGAGTATACGCTGCAGGTTCTGGTGCTACATATGCACTAGGTGCTTTATATGCTGGAGCAGATGCTTATGAAGCAATGGAAATTGCATCTAGACTTACAGCATTCACAGCAGGTCCATATATATCAAAAGAGCAACCAAGAAAAATTAAGTAGGAGATAAAGTGGCTGGAAATGAAAATAGTGGCGGATATCGCCCAACAGCACCACAGAACAATCCCGCAAATATTTCCGCTACAGGCGGAGCAGGTGGAAGTGGCACTCAAGCACCCAAGTATATACCTGGGATGAAACAATTAGGTTCTACAGGAGTTGAAACAATGGCACAACAAAATGCGGCACCAATGGCTGGGACACCACCAATGCCTGTATTTTCTAAAGAACTAGGAACTTTATTAGGACCAACCAATAACCCATCTGAGCCAGTTACCGCTGGAGTAGATATGGGTCCTGGACCTGGCTCTGAAATTCTTCCAAAAAATATTAGTGCCGATACTAGAGCAGATGAAAATAAAATGATTGTCCAAAAGTATCTTCCAACATTAATGCAAGCAGCAAACTTACCAGATACTCCAGATTCATACAAGCGTTTTATTAACTATCTACTAGAGCAACAATGAGTAGAGTAGCCTGGCTACCAGGTAGCCTATTTGATAATGTAGACAAATTTGCCAATTCACTTGGCTACCAAAATGCTGGTATTGCTATAGAATTAGCAATGCAATCTTGGGAGTCGCCAGAAGATAGAAATGCGTTTATTTATGCAATCACTGGTGACAATATCCAGGGTGGGACAGAAAGCAAATATCCAATTCGTAATTTAAGGAGATAGAATGTCATTGTGGTCAAGTTTCACAAGCGCTATCTCAAATAAAGTTGTTAAACCAGTTACCTCTTTTGGTAAGGATTTTTTGGCAGGAGATTTAGAGCCAATAATTGCCGCTCCGAAACCTGGTACTGAAAAAGAATTTAAAAGCAGAGTTCAATCAGGACTTAGAAGTGTAAACCAATTTGGTATCAATACTGCAGAGCGTTCCGCTGACTTATTACTAAGAACAGCAACCGAATTAAACAATAGAGTAATCTCGCCTTTAATTACTCGACCAATGTCAACACTTGCTTTATTAACTGACCCTAACTCTCCATTATATCAAAAAGGTCAGTATGACGAAGGTTTTCAATTTAAAGATATAGCCACCGCTTATAATCGTAGTGCTAAAGTATCTACTGGGCAAGCATTAACAAAATCGGTTCTATCTCCAGTTGGGCAAATAGGTTATCTTACTGGTCTAACAAATGAAATTGATTTATGGGACGACGAAAATATACAAAGAAATTTTTCTGATAATATAGTTGGAAAATACTTTACTGGTGTTACAGATTTAGTTGTTGGCGGTATTGGTGTAACTAAAGCGTTTGGTGTTGCTGGTAAAATTGGAAAGTCTGGTTTAAACCACGCTGGTATTAGCACTAGAGCAAAAACAATAGATGAGTTTAAACAAGATATTCAAACTGGCTTTGACTATGCAGATAATCTTGGCGGTAGACAAACCGTAGCAGCAACGCATATGATGCAAATGGCTGAAAGCAAGAATCTTGGCGAGATTGAAGATTTAGTTCAGTTGTATAGCAACAACGAAAGATTAGCCCCAATCATTGCTGGTACAACTAAAAAAGAAATTGTTAAAGATTTAATTCTTGCCGACAAGGGAGATGTAGAGGCTCTTAGTCGTCTTGTCCAAACCAATGCTGATGACTTATTTGCAGCAGGCAACGTTGCTGGACAATTACAAACAAAATATTTACAAACTGGAAATATATTTATTCCAGAAGGACCAGCGGTAGACCGCTTAAAAAGAGCATTTGACCAGGCTGTCACTAAAGATGAAAGAATGGTTGAACTTCGCAAAACATTTTTTGACGAGTCTGACCAACTTAGAGTTTTGGGAAAGACAGATTACTTCCCAGTAGACCCAAAGTTTGCTGGAGTAACTGGACTTTCAGATGCATATATTAAAGCAGAGTCAGCCCTAAGATTTGGTAAATCAGCAACTAAATTTGATGAATACAAGTATGGCATGCGAAAAGGCAGCAAGCAAGCCACAGACCAATTAGCCGAAGTTTTAAGTTTAAAAATTGGTAATAAAGTTGGCGGACCAATTGTTAATCTTATTAAATTTAGAAACCAGGTAACTGGATTAAAGCCTTTGCGTTATGTGACATTATCTGGTATGCGTCCATTTGACGCAAGAGTAGAGTTAACTGCTTTTGTTGACGCTGTTCCAACATTCAGAGACGGTAATAAAATAATAAATATTACTCCTACTGAGGTAAGAAAAGTTGCAGATATTAGACGTGAGTGGGAAAGAGCCTATGTGGCTGCCAAAGACCCAATGGAACGCTATAATGTTTTAGATGCAATTAATGACCAAATTGGTTTTGCTGTAGCCTGGAATAATGGTTGGAGAACCGAAAAAGAGATTAGCGCAGTAGTTAGAGATATGCGCTCTAAAGTTTCCACCAATAAGGCTGCCCACGAAAAAGTGGGATACTCTTTTGATGCCAATGGGCAGATGAATGTGACAAGTCCTGAGACTACTCGCCAAATGGCAAACTCATATTTATTTACGCCTTGGGATGCAATTGAAAAAGAAATTATATTAGAGTCTAGTGTAGGTGTTCGTAGAGCATTTGGAACTAGCAAGCAAGTTGCTAAACAGGTTTATGAAGGCCTGACAAGAGTGTGGACATTTGATGCTTTGGTAAGACCTATGTACATCGTAAAGCAATCTTTATTTGAGCCTTATATTAGCGCTTCTTTAGCATTAGGGCCAACAGCAGCCGCAAAAATTGCAAAGACATCTATTGTAAATGGTTTTAAGAATAACGTAATTCAAAAACCTGCTGGAGCAGCGGCTAAATTAATAAATAGAAAAGATTTAAAGGCCGTCAATAAAAGAGTTGCTCAGAATCAAAGAATTTTAAATACTTTGGTGGCTCAAAAAGACCATCTTTCTGCAACCATAGACGATATGCTTACTTCGGGTTCTCCTGCTGCTAGACAGCAAAATTTACCTAAGTTAAAAAAGTATTTGACTGCAGTTGATAATCTTGTTGAAAAGGCAGAACTTAATCTTATTGAATCTATGGCACCATTGGGTAAAATGCCTAAGATTAACAATGCTCCTAGCCTACGACGCAGAATTGATTATATCGAAAAGAATTTATCTCCTGCCGAATTAGCAAAAGTACAGCCTCAGTTAACTGCCGCTAAAAATGGTCTCTCAAAGTACTATGCAACAGTTGCTAAAATGGCAACCAATAACAAGGTGCTTAAAGAGGTAGACGATAGTCTAATGAAGTCTTATGATGAAATTGATAACATATTAGATAATACTCCAAGTTTAATAAGGGAGCAGGCTGAACTATTTGGCAAAAGTGCTAAATATAAGCAACGCTACTATGGTAGAACAGACAACTATCGCATGTTCAACGGTCAATGGGTTCCAATAACCTCATTCTTTGATGACATAGACGGTAATAACTTTTCCAAGGCCGTAAGAGCAGAAGTAGATAATACAATAACTGCCGAGCAAACATTCTTGGGTGAACTTTCTGTTGGAACAACACAGGCTACGATTCATGGAAGAATTCCTAACCTGCCAATTGATATATCTAATCCTTTGTATTTTCAAGAATTACAGCACGTTGCTAATGACTTAATTCGTGGCGATAAATTATTTGATATTCTTTTAAGTAATCCAGTAGAAGCAACTTTAAAAAAATGGGTTGTTAGCCAAGAAGGTATTCAATATCTAGCCCAATGGGGTATTCATGGTGCTGATGATGGAATATCTTACGTAAAAGATAAACTTGCTTTTTTAAATAGAACTATCCCATCAAAAGAAGCACAAGCAGTTATTTTAAAGCGTGAGATTAAAGAAAATGAATTAATGGACCTACTTGCTCCATACGCTAAAGATAATAAGTTGTTCCCAATTGCTCCGTCTGACTGGAATTATGCAGAAAGCGCAATATTTGGAAACCAGGCTGGGAGCGCATTAACCAAGATTCTTTCTAAGAAATCTAATGAAATTTATAAGAAACTTAATGCTCCTGAAAACCCACTTCGTGAAGGAGTCTTTGACCAGTTAGCAATGACTAACCTAGCAAAGAAGGCGCAATCCTTGGCTGACCAAGGCGTATCAGTTTCTCAAGCACAGTGGAATGCCTTACGTCAAGCAGCAGGTAGAGAAGCATTACAAGAAACAGAAAAAACATTCTATACAATTCGTAGACAAAACTCTGTGCTGTATGCTGCTCGTGCCGCCGTTGCATTCCCAGCAGCGTCTTTAAATGCGTTCTATCGATATGGTAGACTTGCCGTTAACAACCCTACAAGAATGACTGGGTTTGTATATAATTACGGTAGAACATTTGAAAACTTTGGTGTAGATAAATACGGCAACCCAACTGATGATATAAATCAGATTGCATGGTTAGTATTACCAGGTAGCAAAGATTTTGGTCCATTAGCCAATAAAGGCGAAGGCGTAAGACTAAATGCTAAATCACTAGGATACTTACTTAACCTACCAAGCCCATCTTTTATAACCTCAGTGTCTGTTGCAAAGATATTTAAAGAATGGCCTACAGCAGAAGACTACGCAAGTGGCAAAAAAGGTCCTGAGTGGATTAAGGCTCTCTTGGGAGCACAATATAACAGAAGTTTTCCATATGGACCACAAGATAGCCTAAGAAAAGCATTTGTACCTACATGGGGAAGCGCCCTTGCAAACTGGGCTACAACTCCAATGGGGCAAGATAACTTCTTATCTTCTGTAAACTCAGTTTATAGGTATCATAAAATCCTATTTGATATGGGAATTGAAACCAAATTTGTAACTGAGGAACAGGCAATACAGGAAGCCAGAGGGCTTTGGTTTGCTAAGTTTAAAAACAGTTTTATATCTCCATTTGGTGTGCCAGTAGATGTTAACCTATATCCAGCAAGTATGGTTGATGGATTATATAGTAAACTAATTGATAAATATCAAAAGCAAGGAATGAATCGTGAGCAGGCTAAGACTGCGGCTGGAGATGAACTTTTAACTATTGTTGGTCCTGAACTTACATTAGAAAATGTTACATTCAAGGATTACAATAAGAACATTCCTGGAGTAGTCCCAACTGTTGAAAACTATAATAGGATTTTTTCTGATAACGAAAATCTAGTAAAGCAACTTGCAAACATTAAAGATGGTGATATCTCTTTAGTTGGTCTATTGGGTGCTGATATAGAGTATAAATCTGAAGATAGAAACCTATCTATCTCAAGACTACTTAATGACCCTAATACTAAACTACCTGGAACTAGCAAGTTAATTAATGATACTAAACTTACTCCAGCAGAAGAAGATATTCAACGCCAAAAGAATATTTTATGGCAAAGATACAATGCTATGAAAGATGCTTTAACAGCAACTATTACTGATGGCAGGTCTTTCCGTGCTCATAAAGAACTAGGCGATGCATTGCAATATGCCGCTAGAACAGTATTTAGGGCTGAGAGCCAAGAATGGTTTGATGAATATTCTTCTGGACTTAGGGGAGATAATTCTTATAACTACGCTAAGGCATTTAATCTAATCATTAAAGACCCTGGCTTTATGAATAAGCATGGCCAAACAGAATACTGGCAAGATGTTAATACATTTATGAATATTCGTAATCAAGTAGTTCAAGTCTATAACTCATTTCCAGATGGAGATAGTAGAAAAGCAAAGTTTAAAGACGCTTATTTAGATTATATTGAAGGCAATATGGTTGCTTTTCATCCTAAATTACAAACAATGTTAAAAATATATTTTGACAATGATACCCTAAAGGCGGTTGACTAGTGGTTGCACCAGTTACTCAAAATCAAAAAACGCAGGCTCAGGCAGAGGCTGACCTTGCTAATTTTGATATACAAAAAATTATAAATGCAATGAGTGGCGATTCAGGTAAGCCTACATCTACTACTAGTTCATCTAGGAACATCACTAGGTTAAATAAAGTTTCCGCTAGAGCCTTGCTTGAAAAAACAGCAAAAGATATTCAGTATAATGTTAAATTTACCGATGTTGACTTAGATGACTTTTTAAAGAAATTTAAGGCAGAACAAGACAAGCAAATAGAAAATGTTGTTAAGTCCACCAATGTTAAGCCTGGAACAAGTACCGATGAGATAAAGCGTCAAGTAGAGAATACCTTAACCACAGAATATCCATCATATTTTAAGCCAGAGATATTTGCTTCTGATTATATTTGGGCAAAGGTAAACTTTAAAGACGAAAAAACTTTAGGTGGAAAGTCTTTAACTGCTCTTAATAACGTAAGGTCTATCCTTGCTGGCTTTGGGCCATTAGATTTCTCTGATGCAGAAATTTATACTGCAGCCAAGCAAATTGCTAAAGGCGAAATAACAAATGATGATTTTAGGTCTACAATTGCTCAAAAAGCAATGGCCAACTATCCTCAATATGCTGAACGTTTAAAGCAAAATCCTGGTTCTACGATTAGAGACCTTGCTTCTCCATATATTAATCTTATGGCAAAAGAACTAGAACTAGACCCTAATACAATTGAATTAGATAATATAGAACTAGATAGAGCAATACGTCCAGATGGAACTGCAGGTAAATTGCCGTCTATGTCCCTTGCAGACTTTAGAATTAAATTAAGAAACACTCCTCAATGGGAAAACACAACTGCTGCTAATGAGTCAGCAAGAACTGCTGCAACAGCAATAGGTAGAGCGTTTGGATACGGAGTATAATGGCAACACCATCAAACTTTACATACGGACTAGGAAATCCTAAGGTAACTACAATTACCAAGCCTGGTCAGACATTACCTACCACTAAAGCGGCAAATCCCGTCAAATCTACTCCTAAGGGAGCAGTGATTGATAAAGAGGTTCAAAAGGCAATAGACGACGCAAATAAAACTATTGGTGCCGCAGAAAAAGCATTACAAGATTTTATTAATAGCCAAAGCGCATCAAGTGGTGGTGGAAACACTTCTACTGGATTAACATATGAGCAACAATTAGCATTACAAAGGCAACAACAAGATGCTGATAGGGCTCTTGCAGAGGCCGCTAAACCAACATTAGCATTAGATACATTTAAAGCAACATTGGGTTTAATATTTGGAAAAGAAGAATCAAATAAGAGTTATGTAAGTAAACTTTACCAATTGACTTCAGGATTTTATAAAACTGGTTCCACAACAGAGGAAGCAATAAATCTTGCCTTATACCAGGCCGAGAATGAAAACGCTATTCCTGAATTTACTTCTAGATTTAAAGGAATATTTGCACTTAGAGATGCAAAGCAAAAAGGTGCCGCTATTACGGTTCCAACTATTGCTGAGTTTTTTGCTACCGAGGCAAAGATGGGTGAGGTTCTAAGAACTGCTGGATTAGGTGACCTGGCTACTGAGAACTTCCTTGGTGATATAATTGGACAACAAAAATCAGTTAATGAAGTAGCGAGCCTAATTAGCGATGTATTTAATGCAATTGATTATGCTCCTAAGGAACTTAAAGAAACACTATCAACATACTTCCCTGGAGTAGATAGAGTATCTATTGCTAAAGCAATTTTAACTGGACCAGAGGGAGCACAGGCTCTAAGTCAGAAAGTTAAGGGTGTATCTGTTATTTCTGCTGCCCAACAGTACGGAATGAACGTTGATTTACCAACAGCAATTGATATTGCAAATAGAGGTTACGACTATAATGCCGCACTTACTGGATATGGTCAAGTAGCAAGTCTTGGCAGAGCAAATACTATTGCCGAATTTGGTGGTGGCAAGTTCACCCAGCAACAAGCGCAAAATGCAGTATTTATGAAAAATATATCAGACCTAGGACAAATTTCAAGTCTGAAAGAAACAGAACAAGCAAGATTCGCAGGCGAATCTGGAACCATGAAAGGTTCGTTCTCTACTGGATACCTAAATAAGGGTTCTTCGGCAGGACAGTTCTAAATAGAATCCTATGTGGCCGACCAGCACACATGGCGTAAAAGACTGGTAGCAAGAGCCAGGCTAGTTCCCCGACTAGAATCTGAGGCTTGCGACTAACAACGAATAGAAGGGTGGGTTGCTATGAGCAACAATTACTGGGATGAAGACGAAGACGACCTAGATACCAACAACGATACACAGATGGACGGAAGCGATTTACTTAAAAAATTGCGGAAAGCCAAGCGTAACGATGAAAAGCGTATCAAGGAACTCACTGAGCAACTTGAGGGATTATCCAAGGTGCAGCGTGAGCGTACAGTCAAAGAGGTCCTAGAAAAGAAGGGTGTCAACCTTAAAGCAGCAAGATTAGTTCTTAAGTAAAATAAGTGAAGTAGATAAAGCCGCCTTACGGCAGCAAGATGTACTAACTCAAGGCGCTATGACCCCAGACCGAGCAGAGGATTTAAATCTTCGCATCGATAATGCAGATTCAATGGATGCATTATTGGATGTACTTCGCTCACAATAATTCCGTTCATAGTCACTTGGAGGTGACGATATGGCATATGTATCAACAGACTCCGCTTCATTAGGCGGAACCGCTGGTGGTGCTGGTCTAGTCCAGAAGGCGTATGACCGTCTTCTAGAATTCGCTCTCCGTTCTGAACCACTAATTCGTTCAGTCGCAGATAAGCGTCCAGCACGTCAAGCAATCCCAGGCTCAACAGTCGTTTTACAACGCTATGTTGACCTAAGCGCAGCAACTACCGCTCTGACAGAAACAACTGACCCAGATGCAGTAGCAATGTCAACACCAACATCAGTAACCATTACTCTTAACGAGTACGGTAACTCAGTGTTGGTAACTCGTGCATTAGAGTTATTCTCTCTTGCAGATGTTGACCC